ATAGTTAATTTTTTTAAGTTTGGTTTTATTATTTCTACCAATTTAAACGTTTGATATTTTAAACGGTAGCGTGTTAAATCATTTGTCAAAATGTATTCCTTAATAGTGTTGTTTTCTATATTAAAAAGTATGAATGCTTTCTTTGTATTGCTTAATTTAAGTAATAGTGTTAAATTAATTTTATAGGTATTTATCATGATATTAAATTGTATTTATTACAAAACCGCTTTTGTCTGTTCTAGCTTTACCTTTGGCTTTTAAGCCTAAAATAAAACCTTTGTACTTTAGCATTTCGTTATCCGTTTTGTCTCCGTCCATTACTGGAATACCTTTGTATGTTTGTGGTAATTCACCATTAAAAACTGCAGATACATTTGCACCATATTGCACCGCCTTAAAAATATCTTCTTCGTTATCTTCAGCACGTGAGAATGTTAATGTATAGTTTTTGTCATTGCTATATTTTTTTACTTTACCTAGTATTTTTGTATAGTCGTAAAAGTGTAAATTATTATAATTAGATATATCAAAACCAGCGTACTTTTTTAATAAGAATATGAAATCAAGGTCACTTGTGCCATTCAGACGTATTAAAGTTTGGTTAGTATTTTTACTTGCTTTTTTATCTATTTTAATTAGCTCACTAGCTAGTTGATTAATAAAAGCTTTTTTATCGTTTAAATAGTATTCAGTTTTGTTTTGTCTGGCTTTTATTACATTTGAGAATGCACCTCTACCAGCACTAAACAAACAAGCTGCAGCACATCCTTTACTTGCTTTTGGACAAATATTGATTCCTTTGCTGTTTTGTTTGTATGGTGCAAGATATAAGATGTATGTATCTTGGTCATTTTTACTTGTTTTAGCATTAGTTGTTCCTTTACTTAAGAGGTTTTTCGGTATTTTATAATTCATAGTTATGCACGTTTAAAGGTTAAAATTTGTTTTTCAATATAAAACTCGGTTAAACTTATATTATAAAGTTCGTCTATCATGGTTAAATCTAACATGTCATAAAAATAAACCCTGTCTAAACTTACATTGTTTTCGTTTATTAATATTTTAGTAATATTATCTTTACTTTTATTAGCTTTTGTTTTACTGGTAAAAAAACGCTTTTCTTTTACGACTTTGTTTTTTATATCGTATACGGTTAACATTTGTATTTTATTCATAGTTATAATTTTTATTAATTAGTATTTTCTTGCTGTTGGGCGGGTTCTATGTGTTAAAAATTCATTTGTTCTTAAGTCTTTAACTTCAGTAGGTTTTACAAGCTTTTGTATTCCTGTTTTATATTCTATTACGCAAATATCAAAACCGTAGTGTATTAAATTAACTGGCTGGTTATTGTATAAAAAATTCATAGTTATATTATTTTAAAGGTTTCTAATTTGTTTAAATTAGTATTTTCTTATTCTAGTAAATTCCTTAGCCTTTCTATCTAGTATTAATTGAAAAGATTCGTTTAAATCATTTGTATCGTCATAACCTGAAGGGTTTACAAAACCCAAATTTAGTTCTAAATATTTTAAATATCCAAATTTGAAGTCGTTCATGTCTAAAGTTACATTTGTATTGTGTACGTTAGTTCTAATTCTAACCTGTTCAATAAATTCACTGATTGATATTTTTTGTGTGTTCGTCATTTTATTCATAGTTATATTATTTTAAAAGTTTCTAATTTGTTTAAATTATTATTATAATACTTTTTTAATCTTATTATAATTAGCTTGTTTATTTGTATTCTATCTTGATGCCACACGTTAGCTTTATTACTATTCTGTAAATTGTAATTTTGTAGCATGTTTATAAGCTCTAAAATTCTGGTTAACTTTTCAAATGTTTTTATCTTTTCTTTATACATAGTTATAATTTTTTAAGGTTTAAAATATAGTTAATTAATGTCTCTTTATTGTAATTATCTAAAGACGTGTATAGATACATAAAAGCCGTTTGGCTATTTCCAAACCTCTTGCAATAAGCCGAAAATTTACCTCTTAAATGTTTCGCTAAATTGTCATTGAAAATATTTTCAATAAATTTATGTTCGTAATTAAACGAGTACATGATAACTTTGTCCACTGCATTAAAATTTGTTTTGTTTTCCATTGTATAAGATATTTAATAATTAATAATATTTAAACCTACAAAAAAACATTGATTTTTGTCCTTTTTTGTAAAAAATAATGTGTTAAAGTTTGAATTTTTATCATATTAACAACAAACAAGTAATTTTATTAATTATAATATAATGAAAAGCACCAAAAACTAAGAATAATTCATTGCGAATAATGCAAAAAACCTGTTAAAATGTGTTAACGTTTTACGAATAGTGTAATTTGGCTATTTTTACTTCATTTTATAGCTAAAAAAAACCTATTTTTTTACAAAAATCAATCAAAAACAATACTAATTTTGTCACTTTTTTATGACTTTATGTCACTTTTACCTTAAAATGTTAACGTTTTACGAATAATGCAACAAAACAAAAAAAGTAAAA